GTAAAAGGTATGATGAGAGGAGGTTTATCTGGTGGTAATCCTAGTGGTCCTCCAAGAAGAATGGTTGCAGATCCAGCATTAATTAAACCTTTAAATCCAGGAAAATTAATCGATGTTACAGAAATGGCAAAAGGTGGTTTTATGGATGAGGAAATAGAAAAGCGTATGATGGGTGGGTATATGGAATATAAGGAAGATAAGTAATGACTACTTCTGGTTCAACCGATTTCGAACTTGCTGTAGACGATTATATCGAAGAGGCTTTTGAGCGTTGTGGTTTAGAAGTAAGAACAGGATATGATCTTAGGACAGCAAAACGATCTTTAAATCTTTTATTTGCTGACTGGGCGAATAGAGGATTAAATCGTTGGACTATTACACAAACATCAATTACACTATCTCAAGGAACTACTGAATATACTCTTGCTGCAGATACAATAGATATATTATCTGCAGTTATTAGAGAAAACGCAGGGTCTTCTAATCAATTAGACGTAACTGTAAATAGAATAGGTCGTGATACATACTTAAATTTATCGAGTAAACTATCTCAAGGAAAGCCTACACAATATTATGTTGATAGACAAATAACCCCTAAATTTCGTGTTTTTCCTACACCTAATGCAACATATACTTTAGTGGTTGACAGGTTAACTAGAATAGAAGATGCTGATTCTGCAACTGATACGGTTGATGTTCCTTTTAGATTTTATCCTTGTCTTGCTGCAGGGTTAGCTTATTATCTAGCTATAAAAAAAGCTCCTGATAGAATACAAATATTAAAAGCTATATATGATGAAGAGTTTGATAGAGCAGCAACTGAAGATAGAGATAGAACTAGTTTAAAACTACTACCTTATGAAAGATATATTTAATGGCTTATTCAAGTGGAAAACACGCTTTTTTTATATCAGATAGAAGTGGTATGCGATTCCCATATAAAGAAAGAATAAAAGAATGGAATGGATCTATTGTTCATATTTCTGAATATGAAGCAAAGCATGAACAGTTAGATCCTCATAGAACAGTTATTGATGCACAGGCTTTAAGAGATGCAAGACCTGATACACGCACTGATGGTAGTGTAGAAAACTTATTAGGATTAAATCCATTTACTTCAGGATCGAGTGGGTCAGCAGTTATAACTGTGATAGAACCTAATCACGGAAGATCTTCAAGTGATACAGTTCGTTTTAGAAAAGCGTTAGGATTCGATGGCTTTTTAGCTACAGTATTGACACAAAGTGCAGGATATAGTATTACAAAGGTAGATGATAATACTTATACATTTACAGCTAGTAGTGGAACTGCTACTATTGGCAATCAAAGAGGTGGTGGAGATAACGCAACAGCAGGAGCAGTTACACTGGAAGTATAAATGAGTTTTACATTTGCAACACTAAAAACAGCTATACAAGATTATACAGATAATAATGAGACTGTTTTTGTTTCTCAAATAAACAACTTTATAAAAGCAGCAGAAGAAAAAATATTAAAAAGTGTTGATCTTGATTATTTTAGAAAAAATGTTACTACTGCTTTAACAACTTCTGATGCTTTCCTTACAGTACCTAGTGATTATTTAGCTTCTTTTTCTATGCAAATAACTACAGCTGGGTCTGAAAGATTTATTTTACAAAAAGATGTTAACTTTATTAGAGAATATGTAGTGTCTTCTTCTACCACAGGTGTACCAAAATATTTTGCACGATTTGATGAAAATAATTTTATTTTGGGTCCAACGCCAAATAGTAATTATGCGATAGAATTGCACTATTTTTATAGACCAGCAAGTTTAACTGCAGGTGCTGACAGTGGAACAACATGGGTTAGTACGAATGCTCCTTTTGCTTTATTATATGGAGCATTAGTAGAGGCTTATACTTTTATGAAAGGTGAAACAGACGTAATACAAAATTATAATGGATTATATACACAGTATTTAGAAAGATTAAAAGATCTTGGAGAAGCAAGAGAAAACACAGATGGATATAGAGTTGGTCTACCATCGAGACCGAGAACATAGGAGTAAAAAATGGCAACAGCAAACGCAGCGACCACCTTTTTAGAAAATAGAATATTAAGTTTTATTTTTAAAAATAATGGAGCATCCTTTACTACACCAGGAAATGATATTTTTGTTGGATTAGCTACAAATGTAACAAATTTTGATGATTCAACAGGTGAGTCTGGAGATCCAGTTATAACAGAAGCGACTTTCGGTGGATATGGAAGAAAAAGAGTTAACCATGCTGATTGGACATTAACCTCTGAAAGTGACAATACACAAACCTGTAAAAACACAAATGCGATTGAGTTTAATGAATCTACAGGAACAGATAATACGATCTCCCATGTGTTTATTGCAACTGACGAAACTGCTAGTTTAGATGTAGTTGGCTCAGGTGGTAATGTATTGTTTATAGGAAAACTTGACGCAAATAAAGTAATATCTACTGGTGATATATTTAGAATTAACGCACTTAACTTAACAATAGAGATGAAATAATGGCGTTTGTAATAAACGACAGAGTAAAAGAAACAACAACTACAACTGGCACTAACCCATTTGCACTAGCAGGTGCAGTTACAGGTTTTGAAACTTTTGGAACAGGTATTGGTAATTCTAATACGACATATTATGCAGTAACACTTCCTGGATCAACAGAATTTGAAGTTGGTTTAGGAACACTTAGTAGTGATTCTAGTACGATAGCTAGAACTACAATTATTAGTAGTTCTAATAGTGATAGTGCAGTTAACTTTAGTGCTGGAACAAAAACTATTTTTTGTACAATACCAGCATCTAAATCAGTTCTTTTAAGTGACGTTGGAGCGTCTACTTTAAATTTAAGTTCTGCCGATACTCATGCAGGTCGATATGGTAGTTCTTCCTCTCCTATAATTATAAAAGTTACTGTTGCTTCTAAGTCGGCACATCCATATCAAGGCGATGGAAGTGGTCAGGCTTATTATTTAAACGGAATAGAAGCTCCTGCTTTAACATTTCATGGTGTAGATAATACAACATCTGATTCTGGGTATTACTATAGGTTTGATCAATCAGATAGTAGTAATAGTTCACACCCATTAAGATTTTATTTAGATGCTGATAAAACTACACAATATACAACTGGCGTTACAACTAATGGAACAGCAGGAAGTAGTGGAGCATATACTCAAATAGATGTAGATGAAGACACACCTAATATACTTTATTATCAATGTTCTTCTCATGGATATATGGGTAATTATGCAATTACATTAGGATCTAATAAAATAAATCATACTGAAGCTCTAATAAGTTTTCCAACTACAACTGGAACACTTGTAGGAACAGGGGATACAGGTTCAGTAACTAATGATATGTTAGCAGGAAGTATTGCATCATCTAAACTAGCAGGAAGTATTGCAGATAGTAAACTTAGTACAATAAGTACAGCAGATAAGGTATCAGGTGCAGCTGTTCAAGTAGATGGTGCAACAGATGGAACATCTATTACTATTGCAGATTCAGATAAGTTTTTAATAGATGATGGTGGCACTACAAAATATGTAAATGCTTCTCAAGTAAATGCATATACAAGTGCTAACGCTACTGATGCAGTAAATGCAGCACATGTTTTAGTAACTGATAATGAAAGTACAGATGAAGAAAATTTAATTACATTTGTAGAAGATGCTACATCTAGCACTGGTAATGTTGGATTAGAAATGGATGGTAATTTAACTTATAATCCAAGCACTGGCACAGTTTCAGCTACGGTTTTTAAAGGTAACATAGATGCAGTTGATGGTGACTTTGATGGTACATTAGAAGCAGATGCTATAACAGTTGGTGGAACAGCATTAAATACAGTTATTGCAGGAGTAACAGTAACAAATGCAACTAATGCAACCAATGCAACCAATGCGACCAATGCGACAAACTCATCTCATGTTCTTGTAACAGATAATGAAAGTACAGACGAGGAAAACCTAATTACTTTTGTTGAAGACGCCACATCAAGTACAGGCAATGTAGGGTTGGAGATGGATGGCAACCTAACATATAATCCTAGCACTGGTCGATTAACAGCTACACAATTAGCAGGCACTTTGCAGACAGCAGCACAAACAAATATTACATCGGTAGGAACTTTATCAAGTTTAACAACATCTGGTAATATAGAATTAGGTCATGCAAGTGATACTACTTTATCAAGAGCAAGTGCTGGTGTATTAGCAGTTGAGGGTAATAATGTTTTAACATCAGCAACAGGTGCAGGTAAGGGTTTTGCTGTAGCGATGGCTATAGCTTTATAGGAGTAGGACATGGCACAAGATTTTGAAAGAGCAGTAGCATCAGATAGCACTAGTGATATAGATATAGGAACAACTGCTAGAACAGTAGTAACTTCTAATTCCGATGATGCGATTGTCGGTATAAGATTAGCAAATATACACACTGCACAAATAACTGTTGATGTTTTTATAGAGACTGCTGCTGCTGGAGGTAGTGATTTAAACTGTTATTTAATTAAAGGAGCACCAATACCAGTGGGGGGTTCATTAGAATTAATAGATGGTGGCTC